GGAGAATAGACTCAAGATGTTGATTCGCGATTTGTAAACAAAATCGCAAAAATAATAAAAAACAATGCATAAAAAAACTATTGACGCGTAGCTTATATTATGCATATTTTGAAACACAACATATGGTAGGAGGTAAAAACATGATTAAACCAATGTTTAGCGTTTTTGATAAAGTAGCACAAATGTACACAGTGCCGTTTTTGGAAAGTACAGATGGTACAGCAATTAGATTTATCCAAGATCAGATGGCTAAAGACATCCCTTTCAAAAGACATCCACAAGACTTTCGATTGGATAGGCTTGGTCAGCTGGACGAAGAAACAGGAAATTTTGATCAGTCGAGCAAAGCAACGGTCATCGAGCTCAGTCAATTAGCCGGAGAATAAAAAAATGTTTGGACCAACAGGTAATCTTCCATCACAAATGAAACACGAATTTAGTCGTGTGCCAAAAGCCGATATTCAAAGAAGTGTGTTTAATAGGTCACACGATCTGAAAACTACATTTGATGCTGGATATTTGGTCCCAATTTTCGTTGATGAGGCGTTGCCGGGCGATACGTTTACGTTAAATACGACGGCTTTCGGTCGTTTGGCAACACCCATTAATCCAATTATGGATAATATTCATATTGAAACGTTTTTCTTCGCTGTACCACATAGACTAGTATGGAATAATTGGGAAAAGTTTTGTGGAGAGCAAGAAAATCCAGGAGATAGTACAGATTATTTGATTCCTACAGTCACAAGCAACGTATCAAATAGTACGTTGTATGATTATATGGGAATTCCAACAGGAATATCGCTTACATTTAATAATTTAGCAGGTAGAGCATATAATCTGATATGGAATGAATGGTTTCGTGATGAAAATCTACAAGACAGTGTAGTTGTAGATAAAGATGATGGACCAGATACAGACACAGATTATGTTTTGTTAAAGCGTGGAAAACGACATGACTATTTTACAAGTTGTTTGCCGTGGCCGCAAAAAGGTGATGCAGTAAATCTTCCTTTGGGAGGAGATGCAGTTGTTAGGGTAACTGGATCAAATACTACAACAACATTTACGCCATTTACGGTTGCTGATAATCCGAATGATGCCATTTTATCTCGTGGTAATACTGCAGCTTCGCAAATGTACGCGGATCTGGCAGGCGCGACAGCAGCAACAATTAATGAGTTGCGCGAAGCGTTCCAGATCCAGCGTTTGTATGAACGCGACGCAAGAGGCGGCACACGGTATACAGAGATTATCCAAAGTCACTTTGGGGTTACCTCTCCTGACGCGCGGCTGCAGCGGCCAGAATATTTGGGAGGTGGTAAAGACAGAATTAACATTCATCCTATAAGCCAAACATCTTCAACGGATGCCACAACGCCACAAGGTAATATGAGTGCGTTTGGCACAACAGGTTTTGGCGGACATGGATTTAGCAAATCATTTACAGAACATTGTGTAATCATTGGCCTTATTAACGTCTATGCGGATTTAACATATCAGCAAGGTCTTAACAGAATGTTTAGCCGTCAAGATCGGTGGGACTATTATTGGCCAGCGTTAGCCCATCTTGGAGAACAAGCTGTATTAAATAAAGAGATTTATGCACAAGGTACGGCAGACGACGACGCAGTTTTTGGTTATCAAGAGCGGTTCGCAGAATATAGATACAAGCCGTCTATGATTACAGGCCAAATGCGGTCAAATTATGCTCAATCTTTGGATGTATGGCATTTGGCTCAAGATTTTACAGCATTGCCAGCGTTAAATGCTTCTTTCATTGAAGAAAATCCACCGATTGATCGAGTGATAGCGGTACCGTCGGAGCCGCATATTATTTTGGACGCATATTTCGATCTGAAATGTGCACGTCCAATGCCGACGTATAGTGTACCGGGTTTGATAGATCACTTCTAAGGATGTGGAATGGATACTATTAAGTGGAGTCTTATTGTCCATATTTTGCGCAAGTATGTTGCCCCTGTCACTATTGGTGCGCTTGTGGTTTGGCTTGTGGCTAATGAGTTGGGTGATTGGGCTGACGTTGTTTGTGCTAGTGCTACTGCTTTAGGCATAGCTGTGGAGGCTTGTCAGTAATGAATCCATTAGCAATGGCAGCGATATATGCTGGTGGTACTTACCTGCAAAATCAAGCAGGTAAATCAGCGGCAAAAAGTCAAATGTCTTTTCAGGAGCAAATGTCAAACACGGCGTATCAGCGAGCAATGGCTGATATGAAAGCGGCTGGATTAAACCCAATGCTTGCCTATAAAATGGGAGGCGCAAGCACTCCTCAGGGTGCGATGTATCAGCCGCAGAATATAGGAGCAGGATTTGTAGAAGGTTATAAAGGTGGAGCGCAAGCTAACCAAGCAACAGCGCAAGCTGGTTTGGCTAATCAACAAAGTGCGCTCACCCAGCAACAAAAGATAAAAGTTGAACAAGAAATTAAACAAATAATACCAGCGCAAGCGGCAA